TGCAGTCTTTGTTTTTTCTCCAGCTTGCTCAGTTGTAGTAATTGTTGCAAATTCATAGTTCAGTAGTTTGTTTATCTGTTGCTCAATGAGCGTGTCAAAGTTACGCTTCTGTTGGTCGCTTAGTGCGCCAAACTCCGTGACAAATCCGCCCTGCGTTTGTCTTGTCCTGGCACCCTCCTGCGATCGTACCGACTGCTGTGCGTCAATAAGCGCGTCAACAACAGCCTCGATTTCTGACATCGGGATTTCTTCGGCATTGTTCATCCTGGCCTCAAGGCCAGAAGAGATAGGCTGTATGACGCTATTGATGACCTGTAGGACACCTTGGTCCTCTTGCGGTATCTCCATACCAACTTCGGGAGAAACTTCGTCAGGAGCCATCTGTGGGGCTTCTGGGGCAGCCTGGTCAATGCGCTCTACATCTAGGGTGATTGTGGGTGTTTGGAACTCGGTAATCTGCTGCGTTAGCTCGTTAATACGACCTGTAATTTGGGCGATCTGGTCATCTATTCCTTGATGGAAAGATGGGTCAACATTGTTTTTCTCCTCCTCTAAGGCTTTAACCGACTCTTCCAGATCTACCTTTTCGTTAAGCAGGTCTGCCGTGTTTACGGCAACATCCGGATCCACGTCTTTTGGCATTTTACCGACAGCCCTATTTACGCTTGCGACTTTGGCAAGGAACGCATCCGCTTGTTCCTGGGTGAGCTTACCGGCATCAACCAAGTCCGCAGCGGCTTGCGCTGCTGCTTCTGGATCTTCAGCCGCCTTCTTGATGGCTGTAGACTTAGCTGTAGCTGCATCAAATCCAGTCCCAACTCCGGCAAACGTTCCGGCACCCAATGCCGCAGAGAGAGTCATAACAGCGTAATCTCTCGCGGACTTCATTTCAGGAGCCGCTTTGTCGTATCCGGCAGCGGCAAAAGACGCATTGCGTAGCACGTTGCCAATCTCGACGGCATATTCTTCTCCGACCTCTTTGGCTACCTTTTCCGTAAATTCCGCTACGTATCTTCCAGCGTCTGCTCTTGATAACCCCTTTCCGCCAATACGAACCAAGTCGTTCAATACGCGCTTACGAAGAGGTCTAATGAGGCTTGCATCAGGCATAATGAGCTCTGACGCGCCCTCGATCGTTCCGCCTATGGTTTGAAATGTCAAACGATCCAACGGATCTGTGATTCCAAGTTCTTCCGCCTCCCTACCGCTTTCTTGAAACCCAGATATGAACATTGGCAACGTTCCGGCAACTCTCACTCCAGCTCCGGCAGCACCGCCAAGGCCAATAGATCCAATCATAAGCGGTATAGAGTTAGCGAATGCCGCAGCAGATTCTTCTAGCAGACCCATCTCTTGGCGAGTCTTTGTTTTGTAGTCTTCCTTGAGTGGCCTTGCCGTCTTGCTTAAAGCTTGCGCCCCAGCAATCGGCACACCACGACTAATCATCCCAAACTCATAACCGGTTTGAGTGAAGTCATTCCACATTCGGTTTGACCCGTTGATGACATTATTCCCAATATTTTCCCAAAATCCAATCTCCTCGGACTTGTCTTTCTTTTGGGAATAGCCCTTTAGGGCTGACTGAGTCTGAGCCTTATCAGCTATTGGATCACCAGTCGATGCGTATTGTAAACCATCTTGTTCGCCAAGTGAAGGTGCGGCTTGGTCTTTTTTTTTTACAGGTTGTTCGTCAAACATCACGAACTCTCCGTACTGTGGGTTTTGTTCAACCCACATTTGAGCAAGCTCTAGGTCGCCCATGTTGATGTACTCAGGGTACTTGTTCTTTACCCTCTGAGAGAACGTCCGATAGTCTACTTTATTTGGCATCTGTTTTGTTTAGAAAACTAAATCGTTGTCAAGTCCTTGTGTATTGCCACCGGAGGCTGGAGCAGCTCCACCTCCCTGCATAATCATGGCCTTTATCTGATTGGCTACAGCATTGTCGTTGTAACCAGCGTTTACGGCCATCAGCCACTCATCGTTGCTTGGAACAAACACGACTTCTTTTGTGATTTTTGATTCGGCTTTACTGGCCGTACCAGGAACGGTAATGCCGGTTCGTCCTTTTAGGAGAACGGTTGGGACTAAGTTGGCCTTTGGAAAGCTCTTGGCGAATTGCGCTCTTACAGGTATTCTTTCACCATTCTGGGAGATGTACGAGAATCCTTGCTCATACCCCGTGACATCAATCTCTTGGTCAAAGCTTCCAGGCTTTAACACGTTCTTCTTTGGGTCGCCTGTCTTGCTCAAAAGAGCAAATCCTGCAACCCTAGACGATGTCGGCGATATCTTAACCGTGTTCTCGAATAATCGCTTCTTCATTAAGCCTTCATAAAGACCTAGGTTGGCGATTGTCGCATCTGATAATTTGTCTCCCTTTGGAGGCGGAGCAAACACGATGCCTTTTCCCTGAGAGTAGGACCTGGCCTTATCGAGGTACGGCTTGATAACCTTCTTAGTTTGATCGTCACCCTCGGCATAAGCCTGCTCAAGAGCTGGGATAGAGCTTGCAGCTCTTGCCCTAAACTCGTTCTGCGCAGCAACGTCGCCACGGGTAATTCCTTCTTTTGACAAATCGTCAAGTATCCGGAACTCGTGCTCAAATACTTCTCCGCCAAGCCCCTCAAGAATGTCAGCCTTCTTCCTACGACCCTGTTGGTACGCATACTCCTCTTCATTCCTGCCTCTAACCAATGTTTGGTAAGCCTTATCCGCCTCACGTTCTGCCACAGCGACCTGTGCAGCACCGGTAGAGATGGCCCTGGCTTGCTGCTGCAAGCCTTGTACGCGCTTACGAAACTCTTGGTTCAACGCAAAGCTCTCAGGCACGGACATGTCCACCTTGCTGGGATCGATGCCGAACTCGGCAGCTTTGTTGACGAACTGGTTCAGCTCGTCTACGCCGGCAAAGAACTGCGCTCTTGACTGCTCGTCAGCCATTGCCATGACATTGGGGTTCAGCCCAAATTGTCCTTCACTGATCATCTCCATAGGCTGCATGGCAGCCCTGGACATCGGGTTAGCAGTGGCAGCACTGACGCCTTGGTTCATCCGGAACACCGGCACCTGAAATCCAAGACCAGCAGTCTGCTGGGCTACTCTAGGGGTAAGTTCAACGGCCATATTCTATTCTTTCGAAAGCATCGAAAACAGGGACATGATTCCGTTTCAATGGGTTATGACGGCCACCGTATAGCTCGTGCAACATTGTGTAATATCGCAAGTGGCCCCTTGGGCGTAAGGGGGCTTCAATTTGAGGGCTTCTTAATGATGGGGCTCGCATAATGCCCTGACGCATTGTTTCGCCACCACCAAGAGATTGGCCTTGAACCTCATCTATGTATGATGGTCCTCCCTCAAACCCTGGCAGTCCAAGCCTTGACATCATCGCTGCTTCAAGTGGATTGACGGCTCTTTGAATAGGAGCTGGTTGCGGCTGCACTGACGCTGCTTGTTGACTCAATAATCTAGATGGGACATAGGACGAATACGGGTCGGGTCGTTCAATTGGTATTGCCGGTAGCATGTCCATGGCTGGCCTCGGTGGGGCGTATGTCATTTCGTTCCTCGTTAATAAAGGCGTTGCCGTATACGAGGGTGACGCGTCCATCAGGGGATTTGGCACAGGTGAGCCAACTGACCCAGGCGTTCCGATAGGGGTCATTGGAGCGATAGTCTCTGCATCTCTTGGTGTCAAATCTCGCATGGCATTGTACATCCGGAAGTTCTGAATGTATTGCGGGATGTCCGCAACGGAAGCACCAGCGGCAGCGCCAATATTGGCTCTCTGCTGAGCAACGTCAGCCTCTAAGCCTTCCCTCTGACGAGCATAGTCTTGGAGCCCGAGTTGGTACTCCATGGCTTCCAAGTTCCTCTGCTGTTGCATCTCTTGGTTTCTCATATTAATCAACTGGTCCAGCTCAGCTCGGTTCCTTGCCTGCATGTTCATATCGGTAAGCAAGCCCTGCCTCTGCTGTGCAGCGGCATTCGAACTAACCCCCTGCATGTAGGCTAAGCCTGCTCCACCACCCAGTCCTGCAGCGATTTGACGACCGCGTTCCATTTGCCTGGCAGTCTGCTCATCCATGGCCCTCTGATAACCCATCATGGGTTGGTCAGCCAGTTGTTGCTGTTGGGCGATTCTTTGGCTCAGGAGAGGGTTTTGACGGAAAGCGGGTAGCGAAGGTCGCTGAAGACCAGAAAGTCTTTCCTGTGCCCTCCTACGGGCATTCTGGGAGACCAATGCTGAGATGATGTTCCCGGCAATGGGAGCACCAATGGATACGTATGGATTAACACCCATACGGGCTTGGGCCATCTTAGCGAGTAATTCTTCGGTCGTAGCCATTGTTAAACAAATTTAAGGTATTCAGTCCTATTAGGCATAACATTCTTGCGCATATTTTGTATCTCGGAAAGGTAAGCGTCCTGCCTGGCAGACGCCATCGCGTCAGCAATGGCTTGATTACGATCGGCCATCTCAGAGGCATACATTTGGTTGTACTCCTCCTCGGCTTGAGCCTCAGCATCTGCTTGCGCTCCACCGCTAAAGAGCGATCCGGCAGCTCCTCCCAAAGCACTACCAACTGATGCCCCTACTGCCGTGCCAAGCCCAGGGATGATGCTTCCGGCAATGGCCCCTAGGGTTCCGCCAATGGCTGCAGCCCAAGGCGTATCAGCTTGTTGCTTTTCCTGCTTGGCTTTAGCCCCTGCCTCCTCAATGTAGGAGAACTTGTTGGGCATCATAACGGGGTTGTATAGACTTGGATCCATTACCTGAAGACTTTTCTGAATTGGTTGACCGCAGAGCGAAGGTTGATACCGGTTGTCGTGTTGCTAAACCATAGCTTAATCGTGTGGTAAGCTCCTACGAGTCTTTTGCTATTGCCATCGCGAATGACGTTTGTGCTACTCATGCCGAGTCTCGATACGATGCCAGCAGTTTGATCATTGGTGGTTGATGGTGTAAGGTTAGTGCTGTCGTTGTAAGCGGTTATGTTGAACTTGCTAAATAACGACTGACTATTAATACCAACAACGTCAAGCACTTTTGGTTCATTTAAATCTTTGTTGAAGACATACTCAATTTTTGCATCAACCGAAGTGATGTGCTGACCTGTTAAAAGGTTTAGATAGCTGTTTTTGGAGCCCTTCCATTGGTTAATATGGATGTCTGCTACATCGTTTTGATTGTTTCTATGGGTCTGAATCAAGTAAGTGCTACCGTTCAAATCAAAGATGTACAATGGTCTATTAGCCAATTGGCCACCATGTCCATTTGCCTGCCAATCAAGATTGGACATAAATGCGTCTAGCTTGACGCCATACGAGAGCCACTTAATGATGTCTTGGTTATCAAAGCTGTCATCACTTGATAAAGCGCCCATAATGTACAAGACCTTGTCGACTTTGTCATAAGACATCTGCAAGGTGTGTTCAAGCCAAGGTACGTAGGTTTCCGAGAAGTTCTCCCGGAAATACTGCTCCATCCTTGACAGCGATACGATCTTGGCGCCATCCAAAAGATTTATGAGGACGCCCCGCTTGGTGTCCAAAGCGTAAACTCCATTCTCCGTGGGAATCATACAGCGAAGGAGCTCGACGCCATAGTTCGTTGTCAGATACTTCGGAGGAGTGTTGTCGCTAATGTAGGTACCACCCTGTACGGCCAACGTAGAGTTGTCTTGGAGAGTCGTGAGCGACTTGTTGACGTACAGCAGGGAGACAGAGTCGTCTTGACCAATGATAGGCTCTCCATCGTTTAGCAGAGCGATTTTAGTAACCTTGCCGTACTTCTCGTCCATATCAAAGAAGTTGAAGGCCCTAAATCTTGAAAATCCGTCTTGACTAAGGTCTGTGCTACGCACGTCTGAGTAGATGAGCCTAGCGGGGTAGTTGTTCGATATGGATATAAGTCTATTCTCTGAAAAGAACTTTTTGGGGAAATTCTCAATGGAGTAACCAAAATTGTATTCATAAAATGCATCGGCCCTGTAGTGATCTACGGTGCCAGCTGTGGCGCCAGTCAAATTGTAATAAGGAAACCGGTTTTGATCCGATGTGTAAAAGGCATTTGCTTCGCCTTCAGTGTACATTTCAATGTACTCGGGGCTAACCTTTGTGCCAGTTTTATATACTCTTGATGGACCACGCGTTGTAAAACTATTACAACAGCCCCTAATGTCAAAATCGAAACCACCGGTTCCGCTCTCTGTTGGAAGGTAATATCCAGGCACGTTGTACTCATCGTTTACCTTGTACCTATACTTAGATATGAAGCAGTCTCCACCCCAAACCTCAAGCGTAACTGTTTGTCCAGTTGATGTTATTTTTTGGTAGGCACCTGTATGTATGTATTCCTGTATTTGATTTGGATTTCCATATCTTGAATCGTTTTTGCCGGCACGAAGGTTTGCAACATAAAGCGCTTGCTGTATGTCGCTATTTGGGTTTGAGTATTGATTAAACGCCGTGCTTGACGTCCCTGTAGTCCCAGTAAATTGAAATTCAACACCGCCGTCCGAGTTTTCTATTGGCAAATAAGTATACGATACTCCTGATGGAGAAGCGGCAAAGCTTTCTTTTGGATAGGACGGAGCAAAATCATTGTTGTTTGGACTTGCGGAAGTGTATCCCCAAGAGCCATTCCATGTGACGTTCATAAACGGATTGTTATATATTAATCCGTTTCTCAATTGACTTCCGGTAGCAGATAAGCTAAAGTTGTTTAGGTATTGAGCAAAAGCCACACTTGCGTATGTGTTAGCTCTTGCAGTGTTTGTCGTGTCCCTTGGGATGTAGCCAAATTGTCCTGCACTCAATGGGCAGTAGTTGGCAACGATTAAGTAAAGAGGGTCGTCAAGGGCTTGATTCAATGATATGGCTAGTGATCGCTGACTCTCAATGTTTGTCGTAAACAATGCAACTGTGCCAGTGTCAGTCATATCCATAATGGAGTTGCCCTTTTGTTGTAGAGTTAACTCTGTCCCACCAACTAGGTAATTAACGCCAGTGCGCGAGACTCCAGCAGGGTTTGAAGAAGCCCTATCGGCTGAATCAAGGAGTATTGCGTTTTGACCCATTGTTATGGGTATAATTAACTTCTCTGTTGCAAGAGTACTGAGGTTGAGTAGCGTTCTTGTGTAGTATCCGTATGGTAATCCCGGATTTGACAAGGCTGTTCGAACATCTGATGACTTAAGCGATCCAACAAAAGAAGCTGTTGTCAATCCGTTGACTTGAAGAAACGACTCATGTATTTTTCTTCTGTATGTAGGAACATAATTCCCCCCAACACCCGGAGATGTTTGGGTTCTCATATTGACAAAATCGTTTGGATACCAATGTTGTTTATGGTCTAAACAAGAATATACTCTAGCTTCGACATACCCTGTCGGAGTGCTATAACTGGTCCTATTGTTTGAGTCTGCAAACGAAAAAGTTACATTGGGCGTTATAGGCGTTAAATTTGACAAAGTAAAACCGCAAACGTCCACAATGTCTACATTCATTGTCACTAAGTCAGGAATCTTTATTAAAGGCGATCCAGTGATATTGTAAACATAGTCAATAGCAGGAGCAAAAGCTTTCTTCCATAACATCCTGTTTTCGGGTATGGTGTTTATGCCTTGGTATCCAGGAAGATTGTAAGTTGCCTGAGATACTATAGATCCGGGAGTTTGTCCAGAAACAGCGTTTGGAGTAAAAACCTGCATATTTCTTGCGGCCCCCATCTTTAAACACTTTGGACCCAAATAGTCTAGTTCCCCAACTCCATCCGTTGTCGTGTAATCTAAACCCGTTGTGCTTGTAACATATTTGCCTGGCGTTGACACTCCTAGATAAAGACTCGCCGGGACGATTGGGGTTTGATATAAAATGTCTTTATCTCTATCCATTCGAACAACTGCCATTCCTCTTGCCCACTCCGGGTGACCAGAAACACTCAATCCAAGGCCAAGAGCTTGAGGCAAAGATGCGGCTTCTCCTCCGGTACCTAGTAATGAATATGGTCCATACTCGTATGTGCCGAATGTTCCGGTAGTGCCGGTATTTGACACGCCTAAATGCTCTCTTTTGGGGAACTTCCAGGAAAATGGATCAGAAGAATGGCTATACGCATTCCCCTTCCGAGGTAATAGCTGTGCCGTCCCTGTGGCTATATTGAGCAACGGATATGGAGCCAAAACACTAGCGGGCATTGCAATGACCAGATTAGTTGTAACAACCGAAATTATTTCTGTTTCAAAGTAGAACGTATCTGTACCAGGTATCTCCATAATACAAAACACTGATTCCCCTTGTACAAATCCAGTTGTGCCTATTGGCCAGTTTGTGCCTCTAGAAATAGTTATTGTGTTTTCATCGTAATTTATTCTCCCAGCGGTTATTGTTCCTGTCGTCACGTTTCCGACTTTTTCCGTACTAGCCGAAAAGTTTGTAAAATCCAATGGCTTTACAGGGGACCAATTTCCGTAATCATCGTGGTAAGTGACCCCAAATCTATAAACTTCATCTCGGAAATAACCTCGGTAACGATTTGTGTTGATTGGGTCTTCGTAATTCACCAATCGGCGAATGGTCTTGGCCTCAATAATGTTAACCTCGTCGTCCGCAATTCTACGGTTAAAGTACTTGATGTTCCCCGCGAGAAGGCGATTATCTTTCTCCACAATTGTTTTGACGGTCTCTACCGGCGCATCAGGAGCCGTAATCTCATCAATGTCTATTTCGTACTCGGCCTCTGTGCCTTTGTAAGTTCCTGTAAGAGTTCCGCTTGTAGCTCTGTTTGCAATGGTGTTAATGTATGCCACTTTTTGCTCTACATAAGTTCCATCGTTATTCTTCACAACAGCAATTTCTACGCTGTCGTAAGTCCCAGATACCTCATTAGGGCCTACTAAAATGCTGTAGTTTATAGACCTTGAGGTTTGCTGATTGACCCTGCCACCATAGTAGTTGATGGATGTTCCCGACGTGTAAGCAAGCGGAATCGCCGGAACTGGGTTTGTAAATGTAGACCACTTTGTGTATCCAATTGGTGTTGTTTTCTTAAATCGATACGCCAATTGATAAGTACCGGCAAGCAATGCTCCATTATTTCCAATGCTAGTTACTGACATGTTCATTGAGTAGCTTGCGTCCGATATGACGTTCATTAAGGCTGCACTTGCGTACACCCAAAAGGAGTCATCCATGTCTATCTTTCTAATCGTATTAGAAAAATCGGTGAAATAAACTGCTTTGTTTTCCCGATCTTCCGTAAAGAAAGAATCAATGCTTGTTGTAGCAGAGAAGTTTAAGTCAGAACCTTCGTAAATGGTATGAATAGTCCCATCAGCAAATGTGATGTCTTGCGCAAAAAAGTAGATTCCGTGATTGCTATTGCCACCACCACCAACATATGTGTAAACGACAAATCCATCTCTTGATACACCAGAAATCTTAGCTTTAGCTATCGTGTATCCAAGGATGTTGACGCTTTCAATTGTATAAGCTGTATTTAAGTTTTTTGACTGTAGGTTAACGCAGCTCTTGATTTGGTTAACAATCATCTGCTCGCCCGCAGCTGTCAACTCAATGTTGGTTGCATCACGATAGGTATCCTCCGGCTGAAAGGCCGGAGAAAAGTCCTTGTGCATGCCCTTGAAGAATGTCTGACCCTCTTTCTTAATTTCCATTAATTAGGGGTTTTAGGCGTTCTCATCAATCGTTTTTGGTTTGGAAGCATAGTAAGCCACATGGCAATCGCGGCTTCAATCTCGGGCTTCTGAGGTTGGTTACGCTTCGACATAGCGTCAGCTTTCAAGGTAACCCATTGCTGATACAACATCTGTACCTCGCTCATAGGGATCTCGTTACGCTTCTTGTATCGCTCACGCTTGACAAACATGTATTCGATGTAAGCCACCAAAGCTCTCAAGTAATACTCAGGGGCCAGTGGCACGTTATCGGAGTCTACAGGCATAGCGTAATACCGCAAAATGACCGTGGTGTAGTTGTTGTTTACAATCGTGCTACTGAAAATCAGGTTGTTCCCTTGACGACTGACAACATAGTCTTTGTCGTAGGTCGTTTGATCATCGTCTGGGACATTTGTCCAATAGTTCGAGTCAAAGAATGGGTAAGCCACATGTCCGTTTGTCCCTTCCTGAATGGCGATAGAGTCAATGTACACGCATGAATCAGGGATTGGGAAATAGTTGAACGGAGACGTAATAATCAACCCAGTGGTGTTTGTGAGGTTTAGGGTATTTAACCCGATGTCCCTCAATCCCTGAAGCGCCCATTCGTAGAAGAGAACCCTGTATCGGTCGTTCTCCATGCCCAAGGCAATCGCTGCGCTGCTGACGATCTCGTCGATGCTTACGGTGTTCTTCATTGCTCTTTAGCCTGTTCTAAGTTGGTGGATTGATAAAGCTCTGTCTCTCGGATGGAGATGCCAGCCAATTGCAGAGCCCTAAACAAAAGTTCGTTATGGAACATCGGGTCAATCTCTGGATTGACGATTGTCCCGGTCGTGCTAATTGGTCTTGGGAATACCACTACTTCAATAAGATATGAAGAGTTGTTTACCGGAGCAGATGGGTAAAACTCAATCTGACCAAGGCTCGTTGTTCCGGATGTTCCAGAAGCATACGATGACACGGTGTAGATGGCGTTTCGGTTCTTGTTAGCAGTAGCGCTATTAAACGTCCTAAGGTTCTTGTAGACATTTGTAGCAGCACGAATGGATCTTACCCTCTTAGCGCTGACATAATCGACTGTAGAGCCTGTGGAGGCTTGTACGAGGAAGTCAACAACCTTGTAGAGAGACGTACTGCCAGTGCCCAATGCCGTGTTAATCGCAGCAAAAGTTATTGTGCTTGTAGTGCTGGTCACCCCTGTAACCGTAGCAGTTCGAAGAAGAGTCCCAATGCCTTGCTGGAAAGCGTCCTCACGGCTGAAATCAAGAGCGTCAACGTCCTTGCGGTCTTGCTTCTTGGAAGGGAAAAGGATTTCGTCAACAAGGCTCAGCTGAGCTGTGTTGAAGAAGTTGTCCTTTTCTGTTGCGGTGAAGTAAGGCGATCCAACTTTGTCGCAAATAAGGTCAAACCTTGCACTTAATTCTGTTGCTGTCATTGGGCGTTGCTATCTTTCTTTTAACAATCAATCCAACATACGGGTTCAAAAGAAAAGGGGGCCGAAGCCCCCTTAACCCAACCAAACCCTACTGGTTTACTGCTGTGGCCTTTTAGGCTTCATATGCTTGTTAAGCTCAGCCATGGTGATCTCTGGGCCTTGCTCCTCAACAGGTTCTTTAACCACCTGCTTGGGCTCCTCTTTCTCCGAGTCCAAGAAGCCAATACGGCTCTCAACCATGTCCAAGACTTCTTTCTCGTTGACCAATTTGCCGATCGTCGAGTTCTCGTCCACACCCAAGGTGTAGCTACCAAAGCGATACACGCCGTCGTTCGTTGTGATAACGCCACGACCTACCGCTGTACGCACCAGGTGACGCATACGAGCTTCCTTGTTCGGAATGTTGTACACCTTCAAGAACTGCTTTGGGTTACGCTCAGCGTAAGTCAAAACATTCTCAAACGCCAAGGTTTCGTCCTCCTCATCGTAGAACATGCCGCAGAGCGATGCAACCTCCAAGAGCCTACGTCCCTTCAGCTCAGATGCCAACGTGAGCGCCTTAGCGTTCAACAGCTTGTCCTCAATGCGCTGCCTGGACTCAACCTCCGGCTGAAGCCTCTTAAACAACGCAGTACCATTAAACCATGGAGACTCCGGATTGTTCGGATGATTCGTCAAGAAGTCCATCAAGTCCTTGTTGGCCTTGTGGACCAACATCGGCTCGTCCATGTTGAAGTGAAAGCGCTTGTAGCGCGTACGACCATCCGGAAGGATGGTTTCCGTCAAACGATGGACTTGTCCGTCCAAGGTCTTGTACTCCGAAAAATGAAAAGTACTCCCGTTTCCTGCCTGCAGGAGGAAGAACTCAAAGTCGCTTTGTTTTACTGGCATTGTTTTGATTTTATGACACTATAACACCGAATGTTTGGATTGGTTCTAAAAAAGAAAACCCCCGCCTTTCGGCGAGGGTTCTCCACGTAGAACCGCTGTGTTTAGGCAGCGTACAACAACCCGTGGTTGTTGGCAGCACGGAGCTCCACACCGATGGACGAGTAGAAGTCCACTGTGAAGCCGTCCTTACCATTGGAACGGGATGCAGAGGCGCCAGCTTCAGGAGAGGTGATACCTTCCTGGACGGTGCGCCGGAACTCGAGGCTTTGGCCGAGCAAGTCCTGCTTGTAGCGCAGGTTGATCAGCGGGTTGCCACGGTCGTCGGTACCCATGTTCAAGAACAACATGGCTTTGTCCCAGTTGATACCAGAGGTAGCAGGAGCAGGGAAGAGAGCCTCGTTGGCGAAGGGGTAGTACAGAACGAAGTTCAGAATCTTGTCCATGAACTTGTACTTGGTGATGTTGATACCAGTCATCAAGCCTTCGTTGCCGAATACTCCGAAGCTGATACCACCATTCAAGGTGTAGTCACGCAAGGCGAACTGAGCGTCAGCGTAAGCAGAGCTACCGCAAAGAACGGTGAACTCAGAGCCTTGGCTGTTCAAACACATCAAGCGAACTTGCTCGGCAAGGTCAGTCTCAGCGATGGCAGAGGAGTAGGTACCTACGACACCGTCAGCGATGACGCGTGGAAGGATACCGTTACCACCAAGGCGGCCAGACATTACGTTGCCAGTTGTGGCAGATCCATTTGACTTCGCAGCCAAGATGTACATCTCACGGTCCATGGCCATCTCTTGCATGGTCTCCATCTCGTTGATGTAGTAGTAGGACCACTCGCTGTCCGACTTCTTCACGTACTTCATGTTGGAAGACTGAGTGGTAGAACAAGTGACCGAACGACGCATGATGCCCAAGTACTCACTCACTTGGTTTTCATTCCATACACGACCGGATGGGCTGTCAGAGTACTCTTGCTGCAAGTTGTACAGGTGAGCAAACTTGATTCCTGATGTCGCAATGCTAGCGCCGAAGCTAGCTCCAAGAGCAGTGATCGAAAGCGTTCCAGAAGCGCCGTTTCCGCCAGCACCAGTTACCGCAGTGACAACACCATAAGCGTTGTTTTCAAAGCGAATAACGTCGCCAGGCAAGAAGGAAGCTTGAGTTCCAGTTGGCACTGTTACGGTACCAGTGGTGTCGCCAGACGCCCCGGTAGGAGCAGTAGTGGTGGTCACCGATTGGCGGAACTTGCCTTTCTCAAACCAGTTGAACACGTCGTTACCAACAACGGGGTTCTTGCGGCCGATACGGCTCAAGAGCGTAGTGATGGTGTACTGAGGGAAGCGATACGTGATGTAATCGCTGAAGTCGGGTTTTTGGATTCCACCAAAAACGTAGGTGCTGTCTACATTACCAGTTCTGATGGTATTGGGAGCAGCATTGCTGGGGTTGACCTGATTTACGTAAGCCATTTTTTAGTTTTTTAAAGTTTAAAATAAAGGTTTTTCACCCTTTCTTAACCTATCAACTTCGGATTCAACAAGAGAAAGTGCCTTTCGTGGTGTAACCTCGGCGATGTTGGTCGTCTTGGGTCGGTCCACGTTAGACAAGTTTTGAATCACAGCGGCTTTTCCTGAGTTCTTGGCACTGCGTGTAGCGTACTCAAGCACCTTGTCGAACATCTCCAGCTTATAGGCGCTTTGCACCATCTTCTGGAAATCCGGTTCTCCACTAGGCTTCAGGAAGTGCTTAATCTGGAACTCAGTAGCTTTGGCTTTGTCGTTGTAGGTGGTAAGCATCTTTTCGATGCTCGCCCGGTCTTGGTCTTTGACCTTGACGCGATCTACACGCTCAACACCCTTGATTGCTTGCTTTAGGTTCTCGTCGTAAGCCCTTTGGCTCTGCTCCGCCTTAATAGCAATCTGTTGCTTCTGAGCATCCTGCTGCAACTTCAAGTCCTTTCGTATCCTCTTCGCGTTAAGGCGAATTTGGGTCTCGTCAAGGGAGGCCAAGTAATCATCGAGTTCCTCCTTCGAATCGAAGTCGGATTTCAGCTCATACGACAAAAGCTCCACATCGGGAACTCCATCGTAATCAAAGGAAGCTAAGCCCAGGTAACCGAGCCAGTCTCCCCCCTGCTTCATGATCTCGTTGGCCTCTCGGATCATATCGTTGGCGAAGACGGTCTTGGTGGATTCTTTCGTTTCCTCCAACTCCTGCTTGATCTGCTTGAACTTTTCGACAAACTCCGAAGAGTCTTTCACGTCGCTAAGCCCTAACGTCTCAAACTCCGATTGATACTTGGTAACAAAGTCATCTGTCACCGGTACCTCCTTGCCTTCGTCAAGGTCAATGTCGAAATTGAGGTCCTTTTCAGGGTTCTCGTCAACATTAACATTTTGATTGCCGTCTTCGTTTGTTTCGAGAACTTCGGGCTCATCGTCCGGGTCTACATCAACATCGACTTGAGCCGGAGGCTCAGGTTCTGCGAGTGGTTCCGCTTGCGCAGCAGACTGGTCCACAATGCCTTGCGCTCTTAGAGCGGCCTGTTCGTTCTCGTCACCACCGGACATAGCCGTAGATGCGTCGCCCTCCAGCTTCTGGAGAGCCAACAATTCTAAATCTTCCATAAGTGTTTATTGGTTTTTTTGTTCTTTCAAAGCCTCCATGATGAGGTTGAAGTTCTGTTCCTGCTCTTTCTTGAGCATGTCGAGCTGAGTTTGTTGTTCCATTGTACGGTTCTTTAACTCTTCTCTTAACATCTGCAATTGACCTTTGTTCTCGGAACGAGCTCTGTCTACTTGAATTTGCTTCTCCGTGTCTCCCAAAATCTGTTGCTGGATGGCTTGTTGTTGCATAGCCATCTGCTGCTCTTGGGCTTGTTGCCCTTGAGCCGCCTTACGGTCCGTCAACGCTAAGAACTTCTTAACACTTTCCTTCGTATCTGGGTTGAACAACAGAACCATCGCCTCAGCGATGCTCAAGCTGTTCGCCTGGACGGCCGCACTGACGAGCTGTTCGAACTTCTGACGGTTGTTCATGATGTCGTCAGAATTGACCTTCACAAAGATGCCATAGTCCTGCAATGGAATCTCATCGTCCACCTCCATGATGTCAATGCCGATCTGAGAAACAATCGGCTCGTACTGCTCCTTGAGGAACGGGAAGATAGTCTTGATGTAGTTCGCGTACTTCTGCAGCAGTTCGTTTTCAAAAATCTCAAAAGCCTTGTTCAAAGGCTGTGTTATCAAACTGCTCTGCATTACAGCCATTTGGCTCACACCAACCAACGCATCGCCCTTCTGGAAACCCTGACGCGCATCGTTGATGCCAGAGATCTTGTCAATCTCCATGTCGATGTAGCTCGCTAGGTTCAGGTACAGGTTGATGGAATTGGAGATACCCGTGTCGATGCTTGGGAATGGATTACCCGCCGGAGGAACGCCCTCCTGGCCGCTACTCGTAAAGGCAATACCGGCCGTCTTCAAGTAGTACATGATGTCCTGCAACTGCAAGTTGTCCGGCTTGTAACGCAAGTCGTAGACAAATCCTTTACGGCCGGCAGAAGACATCTCCTGCTGCACCGTGTACATAATCAAGTCCTTGAACTCCTGCAACGCAGCCATCTCTTCCACCTTCGAAACGCTTCGGAAGTTGACGTACTGCGGGGAGATAATCGTGTAGCTGTACTCCGCCCTGACGGGGTTGTCCACGCTGTCCCTTACGATGTTGTTGGCTTCGCCCCACTCCTTGACAACGCTAGACCCCACCAAGGTGGCTTTCCGGATCGTCTCGATATTTCGCTCCTCAATCCTTCCACCAGCCTCTTTCTCTTTCTCGCTCAACTTGGGCTTCTCCCCTTTGCCGAGGATCTTTACGTGCTCACCGCCATACTGGTCCACGGTGACCTTCGCTCTCACCTGTCGGATGTCTCGCCATTCGGCGTAAAACACCAAGCACATGAATTGATTGTTCACGGTGATGTAGGGCAGCAAGAAGTTGGTTCCGTTCTGCGAATAACCACCCCAGAGCCAAGAACCTTGGTCGTATCGGATGCTGTTAAGCTCCTCGAGCGTAAGCCCATAGGTATCGCAGATCTCCGTGACAGGGGCGTAGCGCCATTCGCCAATAAAGGCCGATGTGCTAAAGCTGTCGTCAAAGACGTACGGGTCCGCAATCACGTACCTCGGGTCTACACGACGGATGTGCGGCTTACCATACTTCAGTTCGTGTTTCCCAATGGCCCGGCCGACAATCAAGATGTCTCGCCAAAAGGCGAGCCTCGTCTGCACGTACTTGTCTCGCTCCACCTCGTAGCGGAGAATCGAGTCCATGGTTCGCTCAATCGGCTCCTTGTAAGAGGACTTCATATACAACTCCAACTCCTCTTCGGAATACGGCATGAATGCCGGTTCCTTCATCTCCATGAGCTCCCCCGTAGGGTCAATCTGAGGCATTACCATGGCCATAATCTTCTCAGCCATAATCTGAGCCTTCTTCTTCATCTTCCGCGACACTGCGTCGCGGTTTAGCGTCTTGCAGCTTACGTCCAACTTCTGGACCGCCACCTCTCCCTCCAACAAGTTAATCTTGTTGCGGATCTTGTTGTAGTTGATCCACAAGGCCGGTAGGCTCTTGCCATTGTAGTCTTTCTGCAGGAAGTCAAACTTCTTGGACAAGTCATAATCTCCATTGTAGAAGTTCATGCTCTTGTCCATGGCGGTATAGAGGTTCGGGATGTACCCGTTGGCGACCGTTTGTCCCAAAATCGCCAGGATGGCGTTCTTGTGGTAATCCTCCCCTTTCTGGGAGTCTGGTACCCACATGTTGGGGAAAGTGGTCTGGATCGCTTCTGCGCTCATTTACGTTCTAGTTTGCCCTCTTTGTTGGTGACGTACCCCAACCCAGCAAAAAGGTTGTCATCCGTCTTTTTTCTTAACAAACGGCTTTTAGATGCGGTTCGTAAGTTAATCAAAGTTAGACCCCATGCGTCAACGCGGTCATACTTCCGCTTCCGGTTCTCGGGGTTGTAATTCGCCAAATCCGCCAACAAGTCTCCAAAAAAGTACTGCTCGATGTTGTTCGAGATGTCGTCATCCAAGATGCCAATCATTTGGTCTTGAATCATTTCGTCCATGTAAACGCCGTACTCAACGCTGTTCCCGGGCCTGGCTAATTTGCCAATCTTGGGTGGTTTTTTCGCCAAAAACCTAGTCAGCTCCCGGTCCTGGAAGTAGGCAATCATTCGGGCTCTGTTCCTTTCAATCAGCACCGTGCAAGGGTTCTTCTTGCTGTAGTACTCCAGAGCCAATGCGCATTGCTCGTACGCTTCGTTCATATCCTTTGGCTTCGCCGTGTACTGCAGGACAGCCCCCTGGCTGGCCGTTTCTTCATCCAAAGATAAACCCTTCGCAATAAAGAACGACAGGTCTGACCCTGACCCCTCCTTCTTGGCACCATCCGTAGGGTCACACCCTGCCGCATACAGCACGTCGTCCTCCGGTTCCTCACGCATGATGATATCCCCGTCCTCCTTTGGGATGAAGACGACTTTGTCGTTGGACTTGCGAAAGACACCACGCTTGAGCAGTGGTGGATTTGTGTCCAAGAATCCCATCCGGTTATTGAGCAGCTCCACATCAAAAGGTGACTCCCCAACCTGGATGAACATCTCCTCGGGTTCCAATGGGTACTGCACCACGAAGTCGTAGTAACGCTTCATGGACTGCTTTTTCTTCTTCTCACGTTCGCTGAGGATGTACTTGAGCCCTTCAATCACGTTCTCGTTACCAAAGTCCCCCTCAATCATAAAACCACTCCACCCTGCGGCAAAGTATCTCTTCAGGCCATAGCTCTCCGCGTTGTACCAGAAGTCCTTGAAGTCGTCCCCATTCTCCGCTGCATCTCCCGCTGTACCGGCAAGGATGGGTACGCCCTTCCTTGTGATACCATCGTCAGCCGCCAATGCAGGCTCCGTGTAGGACCAGTTCTGTTTCAACTGCCCAGGCAACCACTTGCCAGGCTCTTCGTACACCACCATACGCATACCGGCACCCTCAAAGGATGTCGGCTCCGGAGAACGCCCGAAGATGACTGAGTTCAGTCCCACCTTCTTGATGTTCCCATCCTTGTCGCGCACTTTCTTGGAAAGGTCCAGCCTGGACGCTGAGTTACCCGCCAGTGACGTCGCCCGGAGGAAAGCCGGTAGGTTGTTGTAACCGGTCTTCAGGACGTCATTCATGAACTTCTTCATGTCCTCCTCGGTCTTGGACGTAAAGCCAATCTCCGAGTACGGGTTGTGAATTGCTGTGCAGTACATGGCGTTAGCCAGGCTGTACGACTTACCCCAACGTCTCCGTCCTCCCAAAATAACCCCCTTGCCGGTGTTGTCCTCGTACAAGTCAGAACCACCGTAGAGGCACGACTCAATCAAGTTGAAGAACTCGGCATTGCAACGCCGAAACTCCGGGGAGATAAGACCTCCGTTCTTGGATTTCATCTTCCAGAAGTAGGTGTACATGTACATCATCCCACAGATGCCGTTGTAGCCAAACCTAGTCCTTCGTATCTGCTCATGCTCCCACTTGGCTTGCTCCGTCTTGTTGGAGAAGCTCGGGATGATCATACGCTGAGGCTTGTACGTAGACATCTCCAAGGCACCAATCTTGTCAAGGTAGTGCTTGACCCGATCGTTGACATCGTAAGCCTGGTTGTACAGAAAGTCAATAAGGCTCTGCTTCATGTGTGGAAGTCGTCAATTGCTGACATGCCACCCACTTCGCTGTCCTGTGGTTGCTCCATGTTCATCTCGTTATTGATGAGAAGCTCGATGGCCTTGCGTTGCTTGGTGAGGTCTATGAGCGAAGCGGAAAGCTTCTTGATCTCGTCAGCCTCTAAGCCGGCCGCATTCTTGAGTCGTTTACGAATCTCGGAGAGAGCCGCTTCCAAAGCTTCCAGTGACTCCCTTTCGGAGCCAATGCCCTGCATCTCGTAGTACGCTTCGATGTACTTGTCCATCTTGTCCTTGCGGATGGACGCCACAGAGCCAATGGCTCGTTGGTAGCGTTCATCTGGACCTAGGTTCTTGTAGGGAGACTTCCAGTCTGCGTAGAGGGCTACGAACTTGAACTCGTCCGATGTGATGCCCTTGAACTGCGGAAGGATGGAAAGGTGAGGGTTGTCGTCAAAGACGTCTTCTTGACTTATCTTAAATAGCATACACTATAAACCAAAGCAAAACGCTTTGGTTCTTCAACTAGTAGTATAATCGTACTGAAAGCATTGCTTTTCTTCAACTAGTAGTATAATCGTACTTGGAGCATAGCTCCTACAAGCAAACCATTAGTGAGGTCTGTACCATCGTACGACTCAATGGCGATGCGTGCATCAGTGCTCCGGTATGCTTTAAACCACAATGCCGTCGTGATTGGGTCAATGTAGTTTCCGTTTTGCAATGTAATGTTCAAAGACCCATTGCTTGCTGGGAAAGCACCTGCGCCCTTGAGGGTTGTCGAAATGGACCCGAAAACCAAGTTGTATGTGCCTGTGGATACGTATGAGGCGCTAACGTTCTCGGAAATTTCGTTCTTGATTACAGTAACGGTTGGCGCTGTTGCTCCAGACTGAGTGAGTAGGCAAACAAACTCGGCATATCCTTTATCGGCAGCAGCTGCAGCACTAACAATGGATGGCAGGGTCGTAGCAGTTGTGAAAACGATGGGAGCCGTTGCTGGCCAATTAAGCTCCACGCGCCTAACCGATGTGTCGTTGTATACTTGAGCCAGGTAGTCTTGGTTTACAAGCACTTCTTCTTTAGTCCAGAGAGCTCCATCGACCCGTGTCGGGGTTCCAATGGATACCAACCCAAAGCCTGACTTGACAGTCTCCAATGTGTTGTTCGCAATCCTAGAACTCCCGTCGCTGAGCACCAATAACGTCTTCGTGGTTTGCGTAGTATGCGCATAAACCACCTGGTTCTTGTTAATGGCGCCAGCAGAGTCTGGTGCACCAGCCAATGTCTGAAACGAGAAGTTGAATAGTTGGCTCATGTTGGATTAAGGAAGAATAGTTGCAAGTGCCGTAGTGGTGGCCAAAACCAAGTTGTCAGGAGTGTCAAGGTAGACTTCGGTGATTACGCTTGCCACTGAAGCGTAAGCCGTATCGTTGGCAATGGTGCAGGCCGTCTTAACAAACTTGCGCCCAATTACGCATCCATTTGTTCCGGACGCATTGGTTAGTATCTGGCGATTGTTGATGAATCGCAAAGGAAAAGCAGCTGAAAGGTATTTTACGGCACTTGCCCCCTGAGTGTTTGCCAAGGTAACGGGCGCATTTGTAATAGCAAACTCGTAGCACTTTCCGTTGAAAACATACTGGACGTTGGTTGCTCCAGTACCAGTTGCGGTTGTAAGGTAAGCGAGAGCGATGTTTTGAACATTGATGACGAAAGTACCCGTAGCCGTAGACACTCCGCTCACTGGAGCGTCGTACTTCCCAATGCCACTTACCGTAGAAGTAACAGTAATAAAGGCGGCTGTACCACCAGAGTTCCCTACAGCAACATCCGCAAAAGAGCCCGTAGTAATCGTGGCAACACGTTCCGCTCCAACGGACTGGTCAAAGAACTCGACATATCTGTTGTCTCCCGTGCCAGCGTAGGCCCACTTGAAATCATCCGTGGAAATAGCGCACTCACGAAGCGTATTGCCCGTTAATGCTGTGCCGTTGTTATTTACTACCTCGGTAAAACGAATTGTACTTGCCATAGTTTTGTTAGTTCTGAAACATTAACAATACGGCCTTGGCGATGGTTCACTCCTCGTCTTCCCCGAAGACGTCATCAAAGCCATGGTCGATCTCAATGATCGCCCCAAGCATCGTGAGTAGCTTGTCGCAGAACTCCTCGTCCTCCCAATCAATCATCCCCCAGTAGCAAACCACGGGTCCATCCAACGTCTCCGTCTCAAAGACCTTCGTCTCGTCATCAAAAGACACAATCTCCGCGTACTGCACAATGCTGTACCGGTCGTCCGCATGGGGAACCACCTTGTGCGTAGCGCTCTCCCAATAGCCAGGTCCATCCGACCCTTCGTCCAACCAGGAACGCCGATGGAACTCAAATCCGTAATGCTCCAAGATGTGCTCACTCATGGTCTAAGATCCTCCGTTTGTAGTTGCTGCTCTCCAATAAAGCCCTGTAACGGCTCTCAAATACCGAAAAAGG